TTAAAATTTAGTAATTCGTTTTACATCTATAATGCGACTGTAATTAATTACTTTAAATCTCCAACTGCTAGTGTCCGAACAATGATTAATGAGTTCTTTGGTTTTGATGGCTTTCGTATGGGTCAATCATTTGGCAAAGACTTTGCTGTCAATACAACAAAGAATCCTAACTACTCTGCGATCATGCGAAGATTTAAAGATATACTGAATCAATGTTTAGGACCAGACATTGTATTAGTATTAAAGATCGCAAACAACAATAATCATATTGACAAAGTGGTTGGTATGAATCATAGAATACAAGTATCTGGTTTAAATAGAAACAGTTATGGTTATGCTGAAAAGGGTGTACGTAAATATAACTTTATAAACTTTCATGCTATGGTCAATGGTCATAAGTATGAGATTAACTTTCAATTCAGAGGGACCACGTCAGTGGATACAGGACCTCGTTATTTAAGGATATTGTTCAAAGCTAAGTAAGACTAAATAAAAGTAAACTTTGTGAACAATAAGAAACGAAGCGAATACACCTCCTATCAACCCAACTCACCACTCACCATCTATTTCCGTAAGCTAATTGAAAAACCTATAAATAGTAATACAAACGTTTATCCTGAAACGGACGGAAGTAAACCACAAAGGTTGAAGAAACGCTCTTTTAAAAGGAGAAAGTATGGACTTAATAAAAGACCTACGAGCTCAAAGAAAAGAGATAAGTAAACAGATTTCTAGTAGAGCTCAATTAAGAAAAAGAAGTAAAGATAGTAACGCCAGACCCAAGGCGAAAACTAATCTATTTTCTAAAGATAAAAGAATGCAAGGCATTTAATTGGTACAGGCGGGTGGAGTTGAACCATCGACTTCTGTTCCACAAACAGATGTTATACCGTTTAACTACGCCTGCCTATTAATGTATTTTTTTGTAAACTAGTTTCTTCCAATCATAGTTTCTATGTATTGCCATGATTGAGATAATTCTATTTCTCTCAAAATCAATAACATGGGATTGACCACCGAAGCCATCCATAACAAATATGGGTCTATTCTCTATTCCCTCAATGTCGGTATGAAACTGACCAGCATATGATGTTGTTATATTGAAACCATCTGTTCCACCATAATCATTCTCACCCTTTTGTATTTTGTTTTCATATAACGATTTTAGATATTGTCCTTCACAAGTATTGTTATTCCAATCTTCTAACATCGCAATAGAAATTCTAAGGTAATCATAACGTGAAACAAAAGAACCATAAGTATGTTTTCTAAATAAATTTACTTTATATTCAATACCCACTTTATCAACTAGTATTTCTTTTACCATTTTTTTAAATTCTTTATTTCCCATTTTAGCCACAAGATAACTTATAACAATGTTTGTATCTACATTACTATAATTGTATTTTAACTTGCCTACTTTAGAATTCTTTAATTCTTTTTTCATTACACTTTTTATTGAAACATTATTAACCCACCTTTTTGAATTAATTAAACCAGACATGTCATCTACATATTGTTGGTCACCAGAAGCCATATTCAAAAAATTAATAATTGGTTGTCCTTCGTATAGTGTATTTTCTAAAACGTCCCAATCTATTGGTTGATGTATGTTACCAATATAACCTTTACAGATAGCATGACCTGTGATATATGATACTAAACTCTTACCAACAGAGTTAGAAACATATAGTGTTTTGTTTTTAAAATTCTTTTTATATTTTTCATTAATTACATCAATAACAACATTACCATCTTCATACATTAAATAACTTAACATTGCTGACTTGTCCATTTGTTTATCTACAACAATTTTATCATAGTCAAAATCAGTAATCAATTTAAAGTTAAGTTTCTTATAATCATCATTTGCTTTAATCTTAATTGTAAAGTCTTCTTTAGTTCTAGCACTAATATATTTCTTTAGATAATGTTTTAATATCTTTTCATCAGGTTTAGCTTTACTAGGTATTTCACTAGAGTTATAAGGATAACCTTTCCATGGATCAGCAACTGCTGATAATGATAAAAATAAAAATATTAATAATGTTCTAATTAACATAAGTGTAAACTAATCCTATTACGGTAATAGCTGATAATACAAGATTAGTTGTTATGAGTGCGGCTTCTTTCCACATGATAGAAACTGCCAACCAACACAACCCTCCAGCTAAAGTAGCAAGAGGTCCTAAAGGATAAATCGCAAGTGAGTTAGCACCTACTCCTACCATTAGAAATCCTGTCGCAATCCATTTAAGATACTTGTCCATTAAACTCTCGTATCGTTTAAATTCATTTCATCAACAGACATAACTTTTTTATAATGTGTCTTACATAGATCAACAGGTATTATTCCTAGTTTACCTTTAAGTGATTCACCTTTCTTTACTGTGAACACTTTTTTACATACTGTACATTTACCTTTTTTCATATTAATTATATCCTCTCAAATAAAGTGGTCCTGTCCATTGAATAGAGTAATTGGCTTCTAGTACATTACCTCTAGCTCTGTTCTTTGCTGGAGCTCTCCAACTAGATGCTTTTAGTATATCACCCATTTTAAATCTACCATCATCTGCCTTTACAACAAAAGCTTTTACACTACCATTGTTAGTTACTTTGATAAATTTTTGACCAACGATAGTTTTAAAACCATCTTTGTATTCGTTAAACATTCTTTCATTAGTATTGCCTTTACTATAATCTAGTACCATGGCGTCTATCATTTTACCGATACCAGCTAATAGTGTTTCTGATTTATCTGTTACTGTAATCATTATTTGTCCTCCGATTGTGTTATTAGTGTTAAGATACCTGACGTGATACCAACAATAGTCATTATGAAAGCCATAAGATATTTGTCAGCCTCAACTGCGCCAGTGGCACTTACCATACTCATTACGAAAACGATAGCAAATACTACTGATATATTGTTCTTCATATTTTTATCTTTTTCTTCTTTTTCTCTTAAAAGATTATATTGTTCTGCTGTAATCATTACGCAACCTCCAACATTGACATTGGTACTCTGTAAATTTTACCAGACAAATCAACTAAACATTTTGATTGCATGATTTTTGTAATAACACCAGTTGTCTTTTTAGTCTTCTGTACTACATTAACTTTTAGACCAACTTTCATTACTGACTTTACTTTGTTCTTAATAATATCAGCGATTAAGTCTTTAGTGTTATTCAAGTCTTCAATAGACATTGAAAATAATTGATTGTTAAAAGTGTTCATTTCTTTAATCATAGTGTTTTCTCCTAGTTGTTTAGTTTATAATTGTTAATGATTTTATTAATAGCGTTTTTCATATTAATATCAATCATATTTAAAAGTTTATTGTCAACTTCAATAACTTCTTTTAAATTTTTGTTTATCTTCTCTATTTGTTTATATGCGATATTTCTAACTATCGTCATATTATTTGTTTTTATGTTTTTGTTTATCATATACTAGCTAATATATCAGGATAAATAGAATAGTACAGATAAAAATGGGTAATATAGCAAATAAATTGGTTAAAAAAGGGTTGATTTACTTGACTTTTTTACTTTTTTTGTTCGCCGTTTGTTCTTGTACCAAAATATCGTGTAAAATTAGGCCAGATTTAGAGAAAATTAGTGATTCGGCGTTGAAAAATAAAGAAAATTTAACAGAAACGAATCTACAACACGCATATATGCGATGTAAATACTAATATAAATAGAATATATGATTTATTGTCAAAATTGCGGACACAACTGCCACTGTAATGAGTATTGTTGGCAAAAATATGATGAAGCCGGAGAAACTTTGTGTTGTAGAAACTGCAGACACGAAAATAATAATGAAAAGGAAAAAAATAATGAGTAAAATGAGAATATTTAAGTTTTGGAATGAAAATGGTGATGAAAAAGAGAAAGAAGCGATGAGTTTGAAGAAAGCAGTAATGTCAGTACAAGGTGATTTTAAAGAAAGTGTAATTGGCGTTGAATATATTAGTAAAAGAGGCAAACAAATTAGTGATTCTGTTCGAATACCAATGGGTAGAAAAATTAGACAGTCATTAATAATAGAAAAGAAAAGAGCAGCACTCAAAGCGGCCAAAGCAGCAGGTAGATAATGGCAAAATTAGCGAAATCTTATGTGGCGCATGAAAGAATGCCAAAAAAGACTTCTCAAGGTAATCGTAAAGGTGTTAAATTTAGTTCAATGAACAAGTCAAAGAAACGTAGTTGGAAAGCATACAACTCACAAGGTAAATAATGCCAGCATGTGTTAGATCAGGATTAGATGTACACGTAGGACACGCAAGTCCGACACCAAATCCTTTTCATCAAACATCATATACAGGTGGTTCGCCAAATGTTACTATAAACAGCGCTGCCTCTATAAGAGTAGGTGACGCTACTAGTTGTGGTGACCCTGCTGTGGCAGGTAGTTCAACAGTATTTGTAAATAGTATCCCTATTCATAGAATAGGTGACGCAACCGGTGGTCATGGTAGTTGGGTACCTAATGCTGCCTCAACTGGAAGTTCTAACGTATTCTCTGGTTAATCGTGTATAAATATTGGTATGGCCAATTTAGATGCAATCAACAATAGTAAACGTGCTACTAGAATATACAAAGATTTAGATTTAGATTTTGGTAGAAACATTGTTACTAATGATGTAAACAAATTGACTGATGTAGAATCAGTAAAAAGAAGTGTTAGAAACTTGATTAACACTAATCACTTTGAAAGACCGTTTCACCCAGAGATTGGTGGTAACGTAAGAGCATTATTATTTGAGCCAATGACACCATTGACTGCTTTAAACTTACAAAGAAAAGTAGAAGAAGTGTTAAACAACTTTGAGCCAAGAGCAAATATAACTCAAATTATAGCTGATCCTGATATTGATAGAAATGCTTATAGACTTGAAATTAAATTTTATGTTATAGGAATACAAAACCCAATTACAGTAGAAACATTTTTAGAGAGATTAAGATAAGATGGCAAGCAATAAATTACAAGTTTCAGATTTTGATTTTGACGATATAAAAGCAAACTTAAAATCATTTTTACAAAATCAATCAGAATTCCAAGATTATGACTTTGAAGGTTCTGGTTTTGCTGTCTTACTAGACTTACTTGCTTACAATACACACTACCTAGGTTTCAATGCTAATATGTTAGCAAATGAAATGTACCTAGACAGTGCTGACATAAGAAAAAACATTGTGTCATTAGCAAAGATGTTAGGTTATACTCCTACGTCACCTAAGTCGGCAACAGCAACAGTAGATATTTTATTTAATAACATTGTATCAACTACAACAACAATAGAAATGGGAAAAGGCACAGCCTTTACAACTTCTGTTGATGGTAACACTTATCAGTTTGTTACTAACGCAGTACATACAACTACTCCAGAAAATGGTGTTTACAGATTTTCAAATATAACTTTACACGAAGGCACGTTAGTTAATTTTAAATATATTGTTGATAGTACAGATCCTGATCAAAGATTTGTTATCCCAAGTATCAATGCAGATACATCTACTTTAAAAGTTTCAATACAAAATTCATCTAGTGATACTACAACTGCTACATACACAGTAGCAACAGGTATAACAAGTTTAAACCAAACATCAAAAGTTTATTTCTTACAAGAAATGGAAGATGGTAAGTTTGAAATATATTTTGGTGATGATGTATTAGGAAATAAATTAGATGATGGTAACATTGTTAGATTAGAGTACATTGTTTCAAATAGAGCTGAAGCTAATGGCGCAAGTACATTTTCTCTATCAGGTAATATTGATGGATTCTCAGATGTTACACTTACAACGGCTTCAATTGCTCAAGGTGGTTCAGATGCTCAAACAAAAGAGTCAATTAGATACAATGCACCTTTACAATATTCAGCACAAGACAGAGCAGTTACAACAACCGATTATGAAACTATTGTACAATCAATATATCCAAATGCTCAATCAGTTTCTGCTTGGGGTGGTGAAGATGATGAGACACCTGTATATGGTACAGTTAATATTGCCATTAAAGCAGCGTCAGGTTCTACTTTAACAAACATAACTAAACAAAGTATAGTAACACAATTAAAAAGATACAATGTTGCTTCTGTAAGACCTGTAATCGTTGATCCTGAAATAACTAAACTGTTATTAACAACAAATGTTAAGTATGATAACAAGACAACGACTAAAACTTCTGATACATTAAAATCAGCAGTATTAACAACTCTTACAAATTACAATAATAACACCTTAACAAAATTTGAAGGTGTATTTAGATTTTCAAAAGTTACAGGGTTAATTGATAGCACAGATAGTTCTATATTATCAAACATAACAAATTTAAAAATTAGAAAAGACTTTCAACCAGCATTAGCAGCCTCTACAAAATATACTGTATTTTTTAGAAACGCATTATACAATCCACACTCTGGTCATAACATGGCAGCTGGTGGTATATTAGAAAGTTCAGGTTTCAAAGTATCTGGTGATGACACAACAGTATTTTATTTAGATGATGATGGACAAAGTAATGTTAGACGTTACAGTTTCTCTGGTTCAACAAGAGTATATGATAATAATACTCAAGGTACAATTAATTACAACACTGGCGCTATTATATTAAACTCTTTAAGTGTATTAAGTGTAGAAAATATCAGAGGTGCAGCTGCAACTAAAATAGAATTAACAGTAGTACCATCTTCAAATGATGTTGTTCCTGTAAGAGATCAAATATTAGAAATAGATACAGCCAATTCATCTATCACAGTCACTGCTGACACTTTTGTTGGAGGATCTGCTGATGCAGGAGTAGGTTATACAACAACAAGTAGTTACTAATGGCCAAGTTCACAAAGAAGATATCCAATCTCATAAAACAACAAGTACCTGAGTTTGTACTTGCCGATCACCCTAAATTTTTAGAGTTTGTTGAGACGTATTACAGGTTCATGGAGTCTGCAGAGATTACTATTGAGAATGTACAAGCAACAGATGGTATCACAGTAGAAACAGAAACAGCACAAGCAAACAATATAGTATTAGATGGTTCTAAATTAGATACAGACAGAACCCAATTAGATGCTGGTGATAAAATACTATTAGAGGATTCTAATTTTGGTAAATTTACTAGAGGTGAAACTGTAACAGGTCAAACATCAAACGCAACTGCGATAGTATTAGCAGAAGACTTAATTAATAATAGATTATTCATATCTGCACAAGATAAGTTTGTACAAGATGAAATTATCATAGGTTCAACTTCTACAGCGAAAGCAACTATATCTAATTATAGACCTAATCCTGTAAACAACATACAAGACTTATTAAACTTCCGTGATCCTGATAAAGCAATATCAAACTTCTTAACAAAATTTAGAAATGAGTTTTTAAATACATTACCAGAAATTTTAGACATTAATGTAGATAAAAGAAAACTTATAAAAAATATAAGATCAGTTTATAGAGCAAAAGGTACTCAAAGAGGACACGAAGTATTTTTTAGATTTTTATTTAATGAGGATTCACAAACACTTTATCCTAGAGAAAATATTTTAAGAGTATCCGATGGTAAATTTGACACTACAAAAATATTAAGAGCAATTGGATCAGTTGGTAACTTAGCTGATCTAGTTGGAAGAACAATTATAGGTAGAACATCAAACGCAACTGCTATTGTAGAAAATGTATTTCAATTTCAAATAGGTGCAAACACAGTTACAGAATTTATCTTAAATGAAGAAACTATCTTAGGTACTTTTGTAACATCAGAAGAAATAAGAGGTACATCAACAGATACATCAGATACATTTATAAAAGGTATAGTAACAGGTATTCCAAATGTAGTTACTATTACTAATGACGGTGGTCTATTAAGTCCTAAAGATGATATACCATTAACAGGTGGTGGAACAACTGCTATTATTCAAGTAGGTAATACTGGTTCAGGTCCAATCACAGAAGTATTGATAGATGACGCTGGTGCTGAATATGTAATTGGTGATACTATAACTTTTAATAATTTAAATACAGGTGGTGGTGGAGTTACAGCAAAAGTATCAGTTGTTAATGGTGGATTTACACCTGAAGACAGCACATCTACAACATCTGATCATATAGTATTAGAAGATGAAACTGTAAGAGGCGATGTATATACTGGAGACAAAATTGTACAAGAATCTGGATCAGGATCAGAAGATATTACAGATATTAGAATTATTAATAATGGTGGTGGTTATACATCTTTACCCTCAGCAGTAGTTACAAGTGATGATGGTGTTGGTGCGAAAATTATTCCATATGGTCCAGAAATTGGAAGACTACTTAACATTAAAAAGATTGAACCAGGCGCAGGTTACGAAGCGTCACCTAGTCCTACTATTAAATTACCAAGTTCTATTGTAGTAAAAGATGCTTCTGGTAGTTTTACAATTGGTGAAGTTATAAACGGACTTGATATTTCTTCTACCGTTGTAACAGCAACAGTTGTTTCATTTATTAATAGTATTTTAAAAGTTAGAAACTCAACAGGCGAGTTTGCTGAAAATACTACGATCACAGGACAAACTACAACAACAACAGGTGTTGTTATGAAAAACGATTTAGCTACAGCAACTGTAAATGTTGGTGCAGTCGTAGATACAGAAGGTTCGTTTGTTAATGAAGATGGTTTTATTTCAGAAAATACAATGAGAATACAAGATAGTTTATACTACCAAGATTTCTCTTATGTAATTAAAGTTGGAAGAACAATTAATGATTGGAGAGACAGTTTTAAAAAGACAATGCATACTGCTGGTTTCTATCTTGCTGGACAAGTAGAGATTACTAACAAAATTGATTTAAAAACTAGACCAAGAGAACAAGGTGGTCAGTTAGTTCCATTCTCTACAATTCTAAACACTTTATTTGCCGCTATTATCGGTAGAAGATTAGGAACGAATACAGATGGAACAACTTTAAGAGCTAATCCACAATTGTGTTTATCTGATAATTTACAAGGTAGAACATTAGCGCCTTATGACCCAACAACAAGAGACGTGACTATAACAAGAGCGCCTATTAACATACGTATGCAGAGTAGGGTTACAAGATTTATTAGTCCAACTAAAAATGGTCAAGTTCATGCTAAAACTGGGTTCGCTTCAACTGGCCCTTATTTTGCCTCACTAAATAGATATGCTAATACGAGATATGGAACAACTACATCTATACATAACACAGTACATAATGGTGTAAGTAGTGGTATTACATTTCGTAGGTTAAGTGAGATTTTAGTAACAGGAACAAGAACAAGTTTAGACGGAACACCAGGAATATTCGTATTAACGTCACACGAAGAAGGTCAAAAAGTCAAAATAAACTTTACTTACCCGGCTGAGGTCCATACATTTATCCCAGTAAAATTTAGTAACACAAAGGGTAATAAGAAATTTAGTAATACAACAGTTAAATGGAGCCAGACAACTCAAGCACAACCAAATCCATAATTTTTAGTAATAATAATGTTTAATACGTTATAAATATAATAAAGAAGGATTATAAAACAGTATAAATAGATATATGCCAGCGATAATTACAAACAAATTTAGAATACATAACTCAGAACAATTTAGAGAATCTTTCTCTGAAGCAGCCCCTAACGTTTACTATCTAGGAATAGGTAGAGCACAAACTTGGTCAACTCTTGTAAGAGGAGACGGTAGAACAGACTATGAGGGTTCTGATACATTACCAATTTTACCATCAGATACAAACGCAACAGAATTCCATACGTTTGACGATTTATTAGCAGTAAAAAGAGTTACTACTACTAATGTTGCTTTTGTTGTTCCAAGAAACAATTGGACAACTGGTGTAGTTTACGATACTTACAGACATGACTATGGTGAATTCAAAACTGGCTCAACAACAGCAAAAGTTGTTTCAACAGGAAATAAAACTACATTATTTGACGCAAAATTTTATGTTCTTAATTCTAATTTCAATGTTTATAAATGTTTAGACAATAATGGTGGTGTTGTATCAACAGTTCAACCAACAGGAACAAATATTAATACTTTACAAACTGCTGATGGATATAAATGGAAATATATGTATACCCTAACAGCGGCTGAACAAACAAATTTCTTATCTACAGATTTCATGGCAGTTACAGAAAATGCTTCTGCTGGAACAGGACAATCAAATGTAATATCAGCAGCAGTAGATGGCAAGTTAGATATAATCAAAATTAAATCACCAGGTTCTGGTGGTACAAATGGTACTTTCGCAAATATAGCTATTAAGGGTGATGGCGCAAATGGTAAATGTACAGTAGTAGTGGCAGGTGGTTTAATAACTTCTGCAACTGTAACAACTGCTGGAACAGGATATACTTTTGGTACAGTTAGTAACGCACAAATCGTAACTGCTGGAGCATCAAACTTAGCTGGTGGAGAATTAGATGTTATCATAGGTCCTAAAGGTGGTCATGGTTCAAATGCTAAAAATGAATTAGGTGCTTTCTTCGTAATGATGAACACTAATTTAGAAGGCGCAGAAACAGCAAACTCAGGTGACTTTGTTGCAACTAATGACTTCAGAGAAATAGTTTTAATCAGAGATCCAAAATCAGGTGGATCAGCAGCGACTGGCGCTACATTAAGAGCAACATATGCTGTAAAAATTAATAACCCATCAGGAACATTTCTTCCAGATGAAGAAATAACTCAAACTACAACAGGCGCTGGTGGAAAAGTAATTGCTTGGGATGCTGTAAATGCCATTCTTTACTATATTCAAACAAGACACCAAGACGCTGGTATAGATAGTAACGGTAATCAAGTTGCGTTTTCTGGAGCAAACGTAATCACAGGAGCAACATCTACTGTGACTGGTACTCCAAACGTTGCGCAAGGTTCTGCAGTTGTTAATGTTAATTTTACAGGAGGATATTCTTCTCCTGAAATAGACCATGATTCAGGTGATGTTGTTTATGTAGAAAATAGAGCACCGATTACAAGAGCAGCTGATCAAACGGAAAACGTTAAACTGATAATTGAATTTTAGAGAGGAATTAAATGCCAAGTCCAACTGACTTTAATCTCTCGCCTTACTTTGATGACACTACGGAAGATAAAAAATTCCATAGAGTTCTTTTTAGACCAGCATTTGCTGTACAGGCTAGAGAATTAACACAATCACAAACGATACTACAAAACCAAATGGAGAAGTTTGGTGACCACATGTTTAAACAAGGGTCTATTGTAATACCTGGTGGTGTAGCATTTGATAAAAAATATTACGCAGTCAAATTAACAAGTATCGCTGTTTCAAATACTTTAGCACAATTTACAACAGGAACAATTATTACAGGTGGCACTTCAGGTGTTGTCGCAGAAGTTATTGGTACAGATGCTTTAGTAAGTTCTGATCCAGCAACTCTTTATGTAAAATACCAAAAGACGGGTACAAACAATTCATCTTTCGTATTCACAAATGGCGAAACAATTACAGGTATCAATAGTGATAGTGTTGCTGTATCGTGTGTATGTAATACAACTGCTACAGGTTCTGCTGCAATAGGTGAAGCGGGTACTTATTATATTAATGGTTACTTTGTTAAAGCAGATGCAGAAACTTTAATACTAGACAAATATACAAACACACCTTCATATAGAATTGGTTATACTATTACAGAAACATTTATAACTTCAAATGATGACGCAAGTTTAAATGACAATGCTACAGGTAGTTCTAATCTTAATGCACCTGGCGCTCACAGATTTAAAATTCAATTAACTTTAACTAAAAAAACATTATCTTCAACAGAAGATTCTAACTTCTTTGAAATATTAAGAGTAGAAAATGGAAATATTAAAGGTCAAACAAGAGCAACAGAATATAATATTTTAGCAGAAACATTAGCAAGACGAACCTTTGATGAATCAGGTGACTATGTTTTAACTAATCCAGAGTTTGATGTTAGAGAACATTTATTAAACGGAACAAATAGAGGTATCAATACATCTGGTAATGGTGGATTAGAAACTAAACTTGCTGTTGGTGTATCTCCTTTTAAAGCTTATGTAAATGGTTATGAGGGAGAAATATTATCAACTACATATGTTGATGTAGATAAAGCTAGAGATACAGAAAGTGCTAATAACAATAAGACAAGATTCAATGTAAAAAACTTTGTAAATGTAACTAACGTTTTTGGATCGCCAGATATTAGTTTTGTATCAGGTCATACAGAAGCATTTAAAAATTTAAATTTATACAGAGACCCAACAACTACTAGAGGAACAGAAGTAGTAACAGTTGGTGTTGATGTTACACAAATAGGTAGAGCAAAATCACGTGGTTTTGAATATGTATCAGGAGAAGAAACATCTGACATATTCGCAAATACAGGTGTCTATAAACATTATATATTTGACGTAGAAATGTTTACACACGTTGATTTAACAACTAGTGCTAACTTTACAACTGGTGAAAGATTGACTGGCGCAACTACTGGCGCAACTGGTGTTGTTATGTCAGACACAGCAAGGAAAAGTGCGGCAATAGCAATCACAGCTGCTAACCCTTCTGTTGCTACTTTATCTAATCACGGATTTGTAGATGGTCAACAAATTACTTTAACAGGTGGTACTTACTCTGTAGGTGGTGCATCAAACTCTGGCGCAAGAGTTTGTGTTGTAAGAAATACTACAGCGAATACTTTTAATTTATTTGACGCTGATGGAACAACTTCATTGAACGTTACAGCTCAATCGGGTAATCCTACAGCTGCTCACACAACAGTTGTATTATCAAACGTACAAGGTTCTTTCTCTGCTGGTGAAACAGTAACAGGTGATATATCTAACGCAACTGGTTCAATTCAAGCAGACAGTATTGGCTTTAAAGGTGCTACTTCTTTTGACTTTGAACAAACAAAACAAGTTGGTATGGCAGGGTCTCCTACATACACAGCAGATACAGTTTTAAACGCTACTCAAGGTTCTAATGTAGAAATGACAGGTAACGTTACCGTGGCAAACTCAAACGCTACTGTAAGAGGTAAAGGTACTAAATTTACAACAGAATTAAAAGTAGATGATTCAATAACATTTACAAATGATGCTGGTGCTAGTGTCACTGGTATAGTAAGAAATATTATATCACAAACAGAATTAACTTTAACAGCTAACGTTGGTGGTAGTGATGTTACAACTGGTGGTATTCCAACAAGAAGAAGAGCTAAGTTACAAAATCCAGAACAAAACATATCAATATTTAAATTACCAAATACAACAGTTAGTACATTAAAGACTTTATCAAATGGTGGCGCTGTAGATACTAACTTCACTGTTAGAAGACAGTTCGTTAAAACATTAACATCAAATGGTGATGAAACTTTTACTGCTGGTTCAAATGAAACTTTTGTATCACATGCTAATGATGATTTCACAGTATCAATAATGACAACTGGTTCTGGTGGAACAGGTGCCGTTGGTGATAGTTTAAGCACTTCAGGTAATAACCACGAAGGTGGTGCAATAATTACTTTAGGTGGATCTCCAGCGGGTAAAACATTAACACTAGATTTTGGTGCTAACTTTGCTGGTCATAAAGTAAAACTTACTGCTACATTAAGTAGATCAGTTGCAGGTTCTAAAACAAAAACTTTATCTGCTGCTCAAACAATAGCAATATCATCACAATCAATTATACAAAGTGGTGTTATTGGTCTAGCGAAAGCAGATATATTCAAAATTAATAATATTTACATGTCACCTGCGTTTGGTACAACACCAACAGCTTCACATACAGATATTACAAGTAGATTTGATTTAGATAATGGTCAAAGAGATAACTTCTATGACATAGGTAGAATTAAATTAAAACCAGGTGCATTAAAACCAACTGGTCAATTATTAATCAACTTTGATTTCTTCTCACATGGATCAGGAGATTACTTTGATGTAGATTCTTATTCAGGTGTTGTTGCTTACGAGAACATACCTAGTTATATTTCAGAAACACTAGGAACAACTTTTGAATTAAGAGATAGTTTAGACTTTAGACCTAGAGTAGATGACGCTTCTACTTTACCTGGTTCAACATCAGGTTCTGACTTTGAAAGAAGTTATAACGGTACAGGTAACTCTACAATAGACATGCCAGAATTCAATTCAGACATTACAACTGACTTTGAATTCTTTTTAAGTAGAATAGATAAAATTTTCATCACAAGAGGTGGTGAGTTAAAAGTAATTAAAGGTGCTTCTTCATTGAACCCTTTAGCGCCACAAAATTTAGAAGGTAACTTACACTTAGCAACTATTGAAATACCGGCATATACGCTTGATACAGACGAAGTGATCATCAACAAACAAGACAATAGACGATTTACTATGAGAGACATAGGTCGTTTAGAAAAAAGAATACAGAACGTTGAATACTATACTCAACTTTCATTATTAGAAGCTGATGCACAATCTTTACAAATACAAGACGCAAATGGTTTCGATAGATTTAAAAATGGATTTGTTGTAGATAACTTTACAGGTCACAATGTTGGTGATGTTGGAAACAATGATTACAAATTATCTATTGATAGAGCTAAAGGTCAAGCAAGACCAATGTTCAACGAAGACAACATTGAGTTTGAAGAAATAGACGAAGATGGTTCAGTAATATCATCAGCAGATAGAACAGCTGCTAATTATCAATTAACAGGTGATGTTGTAACATTACCTTACACAGAGACAAGTGTAATAGATCAACCATTCGCAACTAAAACAGAAAATCTACAACCATTTATGATTTTCAATTGGATTGGTGATGTAGATTTAGACCCACCACTAGATGAGTGGAAAGAAACAGCTAGAGCGCCAGACATTGTAGTAAATTTAAATGGTACTTATGATAACCTAAGAAGAGCAATGGGATTAGAAAATGAATCTATCGCAACTGTTCCACTAGGTACAGAATGGAATGAATGGCAAGATCAATGGTCAGGTAACCCTAGATCAAACGTTTCTCAAAATGGTCGAACAGTTACTACAACAACAAGTAGAGACGTTGTACAGACTAGAGGCGGTATTAGAACAGAAGTTGGACCACAAACTGTTATTCAAAGTTTAGGTGATAGAGTTGTAGGTATAAACTTTGTTCCATTTATTAGAAGTAGATCAATCGCATTTACTGCTCAAGGTATGAGACCAAATTCACAAGTGTTCCCATTCTTTGATGAACAATCTATCGCAGCATTCGTTACACCAACTGGTGGATCACTTGGTGGTAACATTGTTACTGACACCAATGGTGCATGTAGTGGTACTTTCGCAATACCTGATCCAACAATAGATACTAACCCAAGATGGAGAACAGGTAAAAGAGTATTCAGATTAACAAGTTCATCTACTAACGCAAATTTAAATTCAGCTGATAGTGCAACATCAGCAGAGGCAGATTATTCTGCTAAAGGTTTACAAGAAACTGTAAGAGAAGCAATTGTTTCAACAAGAGAAGTAAGAGTAATAAGAAGAAACGTATCAGAGTCACAAAGAATTACAAGATCATCTTCAAGTTCAGTTACTTTACCACCACCACAAAATAATGATAGAGGCGGTGGAGGACCACCAGATCCAATAGCGCAATCATTTATGATTGACCAAGAAGATGGTTGTTATATTACAAGTGTTGATACATTTTTTGCTACTAAATCAACTACAATTCCAGTAAGAGCTGAAATTAGAAGAATGAGCAATGGGTATCCTACAAATGATGTAATACCATTCGCACAAAAATATTTAAATCCTAATGCTGTAAACGTAAGTACAGACGCAAGTCTAAAAACAACATTTACTTTTCCATCTCCTGTATATTTACAAGAGGGTGTAGAGTATTGTCTAGTATTAAAAACAGATTCAAGTTCATATGCAGCTTATACAGCAAGATTAGGTGATACAGTAATTGGTAGTGATAGAACAGTATCTAAACAACCAGCGACAGGTGTATTATTTAAATCAGCAAATGATAGTACATGGACACCTGAACAAATGGAAGATTTAAAATTCAATTTAAAGAAAGCAGTATTTGATGTTACTACTTCAGGTACTCTTACACTAGCAAATAAATCTTTACCTACAAGAGTATTACCCGCTAATTCATTAAGAACATTTAATGGCACTGGTGTCATAAGAGTGTTCCACAAAAACCACGGTATGCACTCTACAAGTGATAACGTGACAATCTCTGGTGTGGGTTCTGGTGTATATAACGGCATTAACGCAACTCTAATTAATGCTACATTTACAAGTATTTCAAATATAACTTTAGATAGTTACGATATTACAACAAGTGGTACAGCAAATGCGTCTGGTGATGTTGGTGGTGCTTCAATAGTTGCTACAGAAAATAGAGCCTTTGATGTAATGCAATTACAGATTGGTCAAATCACACAACCAGGTACAGAATTAACAGCAACAATTAAAACTACAACTGGTAAGTCAGTTCATGGTACAGAGACACCATTTACACTTGATACAAATTCATCAAATACAGTTATAGGTGATAACATTTACTTTACTTCACCGAGACTAGTTGCTAGTTCTATAAATGAAACAAATGAAATGACAGGTAAAAATTCTCTAGTTGTTGATTTAAATATAAGTTCAGCTAACGTAAACTTATCACCATTTATAGATATGAAACGAACAAATGCGTTTGCGATTAATAACAGATTAAATAATCCTCAAGTTTCATCAACTGATACATTTACAGGTGATGGTTCAGATACAACATTTACTTTATCAGGAACACCATCAAGTGTTCACTTATTAGCAATTAAGAAAAACGGATTAAAATTACAACCAGTTGATGACTTCACAGTTTCTGGTACAACTTTAACTATGGTTACTGCGCCAGCTGCTGGTGCATCTGTTGTAGCAAAAATAACTAATACAGTTGACTTTGAAGAAGACACAGCAGTAGAAGGTGGTTCTTCTGAAGGTGTATATGTAACTAAAACAGTTAATTTAGAAAACCCATCAACAGCTTTAGATATAAGAGTTGCGGCAAGTGTTAGATCATCTTCTTCAATTCAAGCATTCTTTAGAATAAGTGGTGGTGAAGAAACAAGAAGAATTAAAGACATAGAGTTTACTCCATTTAACATAGATGGCGCACCCGATCAAGCGATTGACCCATCAGTAGGCGATGAAGTACAAGATAACGATTTTAGAGATCGTCAATTTAGTGTTAGTGGTTTATCAGAGTTTACTTCTTTTGAAATTAAGATAGTATTAAGAGGTAGTGTATCACCATATGCACCGAGACTAAAAGACTTTAGAGGAATAGCATTGGCGATATAATGAGTAGAATAAAAGTAGAAGGACACACAAGTTTAGTAAGAGATACTTCTTCAAACGCTGTGATCACTACTTCAAGTGACTATATGATATATATGGCTCGTTATAAAGCGAGAAATAAACAAGGTGATGAATTAAGGACTGCTTGTAAAGAGATAAATAATCTAAAGGCAGAATTAAGAGAAATAAAAGACTTATTAAAACAGGTTGTAAAAAAATAACATGGCAGTAAAATTTATAGCAAAAGACGATACACTAGAAGACTTTAGACTGGCGTTTAACGATCAGTCGGCAAACAGTTTTGGTGATATCGCTAACCTAAGTGGTTCTATCAGCGCAACTAATTTAGTTGATGCAATGAACGAAACTATTACTATTGCTGTAAACACAGCTGGTTTCACATTGAGAGATAGTACATCTAGTACACAACAAATTGGTGGTGGTAATACATTAAATGTTGTAGGTGCTGCTAATGAAATTACAGCAGTCGTAAGTGCTACCGATACATTAACAATTGGATTGCCTGACAATGTTACAATCACTGGTAACTTAACTACTTCTGGAACTGGAACACATACTTTAGGAACAATTAGTATAACTGGAAATACTATATTGTCTTCAAACGCAACAGCGATTTCAATTAATGATGATCTAACATTAGCCGCAGGTAAAACATTAACTGCTGATCTTATAACAAGTTCAACAGACTACGTAGATTTTGGAGCAAAAAATATATCAACTTCAGGACATTTTTATACAAATTCTCCAGAAGGTATAATATTTGAAGGAACAACAGCCGATGCATTTGAAACTAAATTAATTTCTATTGATCCAACTGCTGATAGACTAATATCACTTCCAAATGTAACTGGTACATTAATTACAACTGGAGATACAGGCACTATAACAGCGACAATGCTTGCTGCTAATGCTATAACTGCCGCTAGTATTACTAACAATTCAATTACAATTGACAAGATGGCAAATGACTCTATAGGACAAGCACAAATGAAAGATGTTGTTGATTTACAAATACAAAACTCATCTGGTGGTATTCTTAAACAGATATTTGGGGCTGGTTCATAGACACATAAATAATAATAAGTATATAATGAAAAACAATGAAAATATTATTAACAGGCCATAAAGGTTTTATAGGTCAACATCTATATAACTTTCTAAAAGACAATCATACAATAATCGGTATAGACGATCAATCAGGTGATAACTTATTAACCTGTGATCTAAAACATAACGTAGATTTAGTAATACATCTTGCTGGTCTTTCTGGTGTTAGAGATAGTTTAGATAGACCAACAGATTATTGGGAACAAAACGTAATCGCTGGTCAAAGACTTTTCGATTATTTCAAAGATACAAGAATCCTATACGCAAGTTCTTCAACAGCACATGAGCCATGGAGTAATCCATATGCTATGAGTAAATATGGGTTAGAACAAATTGCGCCAAAGAATAGTGTAGGTATGAGATTTACAACAGTATATGGTCCTAATGCTAGAGAGACTATGTTGATACCAAGAATATTAAAACATGATGTTCCTTATATCAATACAAACCATAGTAGAGATTTTATACACGTTGATGATTTAGTGAGAGCGATAAATAGTTTGATAAATTCAAACGTAAGGGGTATTACAGATATAGGTTCTGGGAGAACAAACAATCTTATAGAGTTAGTTGATTATTTCAAAATTGACTGTGAACGTGTCGTGGGAAACAAGTTTGAAAGATTGGATAACCTCGCTGATAATACCCTACTAAATAGCTTAGGTTGGTCACCTCAAATTAATTTATATGACTACATAAAGGAGAACAAAAATGATAACTGAAGAGTATCTAAAAGATAACTTTTTAACGGCATACTTTGTCGATAATGACAGAATGAATATAGAAGTACAAACTACAACGGAAGATAAGATGTCTGTATTTACTACTATCATACCATTCAAAGAAGAAAACCCTCAATGGCAAGCGCTTAATAAATTTATGACACTTGATCAATTACACGAGTCTACACACGAAAAGACTAAAGGTGAACATGAACAGTATAAAGAACAAGCACTTAAATTTGCTAAAGAAAAAGGCCTTGTTGGAAATGAGATTGCTAAAGACAATTACTTTGGTGAAATAATTACACTTATTACCAAAGAACAAGAAAACGAAGATCATTTATTTGCTTTAAAACTTGCTATATTTGAAGTTGATGCTGTAAAAGAATCAGTAGATATTGAGAAAAAGAAACTTGTAAGACAGAGTAAAACTAAAGCAGATTTAGTATATAACGCTTTATCAATTATCTTAAAGAAGTAAAGTAGTCACTATACCAACCAGACCAGCCTTCTTCTTGTAGATGATGCATTTGGCCTAGTGTTACTATACTGTAATCTTTTGGTTTCTCGTAGATGTAATCTTTGATTGATGGACAAACTTTATCATAAGTTAAATAAAACGTCTCTTTAAAATAAAACTCATCACTTCCTTGGTAATATTTTTTCAAGTAAAACTGTTCTTTCGATCTAAACTTATCCCATATGTGTGATACATCGCCTGTCCATGATACAATAGACGAGTTTAGTGGCGTGTGAGCAGACTCTCTCCACCAACTGTCGTCTAGTAGTGTAAAGTTCTTTCTAATCAAGTTAGGTAGTTTATTAAAGATCACTACATCTAAATCAAAGTATAAATTCTCACCATCTCTAAACTTATCATACATTTGAAGTTTATTATACCAATTACCATAGATATTATTTTCGATAACTTCAAAACTATCATACTTTAGACCAGAGTATGTGTCTATCATATGTTTAAGATTCTTTACATGCCAATCTGAAAACTTCTTACCAAATCTACAACAAATTATTCTCATAGCCAATATCTCTTTATAAAGTTGTCTCTGTGTTCATGTATAGTTTTTCCAACACCTGTAAAATGTACAACTTTAATCTTTTCATTTACATCATCAAGTATCATATAGTCTGTATTAAACTTCTTTGAATATATCTTATTCAATTCAACATTATCCATAGTATTATCTGAGTGTCTGCCTAACCACTCTTTAGGTGTTAGTGTTAATTTAATATTATTTTGTTGTACTTTCCAATTAACATAGTTTTGTTCTCCATAGTATTTGTGATGAACAACACCAGTATTGTAATAGTGTAATTGCCAAAAGTGTGGATTAAATGAGAAGTCGTCCCATATACTTTTTACACCACCTGATTTAAACTTATAGAAACCACCGTTTAACTTTAATTTAGTATCCCACCATTGACCATATGTTATCAATTCGTTATCATCAACAGGGTGATTTAAAAGATCATCAACATTATTTGTAATAACTTGATCTATATCCATTATGATAATATCGTCACCAGGTTTTTGACCTCCAAATTGAGGACTAAAAAACTTTAACTTATGCCAGTGTTTCTTTATACGACTATGATGGTTATAAGGTAATACTAAATCAGCCTCAACGTCTGTATCACTCAAACATATAAACTCAAAAGGTACTGTACTGTTTCTCTTTAGACTTCTATATAATTTACTTACATAGTCTGGCGTGTAGAAGCCTTTAAAATATACAGTACATATCTTAAGCACGTTTACTCCAAACAAAATCAAAATCTTTATTAATACAATGTACTAATTTTGTATCATCAGGTATATAACCTTGTATATCAAAAAAGTAATGCCACTTATTGTCTAACCATTGAATAGGTACATTGTTTATTTGTTTCTTATATGAGAAGATAGTTTCGTTATCATATCTAAACATATCAATAATATTTTGTGTGTATATGCCAGGTTTACTTTCTCTTAATTTTGTCATTATATCAATTGTGTCTTTAAACCCGCCAAAGAAATCTAATTTTATAATATCTTCTTTACTTGCTCCAATGATACCTGTATTGATAACATCATTTACAGGTTTAAAACCTTGATCATGTAACATGGCGTGACAATTAAAATATTTTGCTGATGGACTTCTAATACCTTCACTTGTATCCATACTCTTATTTACTTTAGGATTATTATTATACACACAGATACCTTTAGACAAATCCCAGTTATTAAAGAAAGACGCTTCACGTGGGTGTTCTTTTGTAAATGGTATTACATCAAAGTCTAGGTATAATATTTCATCATAAGTCTTTGATAGTTCATTAAGTAAGTGTATCTTGTAGAAGTTAATAACTTCATAACCAGTGAACATAGGAAAGTCTTTTAAGAAGTTTTGTTCAAATGTTTTGTATTGTTCATCATACTCATACATTATAAAATCTACATCACATCTCTTAGCATACCATTGTTTAACTTCAACTAATCTATCGTAATGTTTTTTAAAAGCATCAACAGTTTTATTAGCCTTTTCAGGTGTGTCTCGCCAATTTTTAGAATCACCATAGTGTTCTTTTGCTGGCACGTCAACATATAAACTGTATATTACTCGTTTCATATTTTACCAATTAATGTAAATCTAGTTCCTGTCTCAAATGGCATACTATCTTCTATTAAGACTTCTGCTCTATCAGGTAATTGTGTTTTAAATTGTTCTATTGTTTTAACACAATTATAACTATCGTGTATATCAAATATATTGTGTGATTGAAAAGCAAAGTATGCTGGTTTTTCTCTATTCGCTACTCTATCCCACCAAGGATCTGTATAAGTTTGAGGTATACCAAATCTTTTTCTATATATTTCATCATACCTTGATTTTGGTCCAATTGGTCCCCAATCTCTCATAGGTTTCATATTTTCACAAGAAGTATTGATAAACAAATCTGTTGTTTTAAATTGATCTCTAAAAGTCGCAAACACATCATCTGAAATCCAATCTACATCAAGGTCTTTAAATAAAGTATATTTAGCCATATTTAACATGGTTTTATTTTTATCAATACATGTAATTTTTTTAACCTTATCATAGAATGCTGGTATTAATATACTACCATACCAACTACCAAATATAACTATCTCAGATTCTTTTGTTAAAAAATCTAAACTATTAACATGATCAACTAAATTCATTTTAGATGAAAACTGATTAGGACTAAACGAATCTAATAAGTCTTTTTCTTCACCACTTCTATTTAAACCCCGACTAGTCGCAGGAGTGTTAACCGCTTCTCTCATGTCAGGTGTTATTACCAAGTTCATTATTGTTTGTAATAATTTTACATTCATTATTTACCTTTCCTTATTATCATATTACCAGAATCGTCAAACCATTCTTCTACTTTTAATCTATCTTCTCCATCATCTAAACAATGATGTTTACACACATCAGGTATCTTATCTAAATCACCTGTTGATAATGTTTCATAAAACTGTGTCCATTCATTAGTAGTTATAATATCTCTTAAACTCTCATTTTCGGATATAACACTTACATTCAATAACTTTTTAATTTCAGGATATTGTATCCATTTAGGAGTATCAATATAACAACAAGGTAATAGACGACCTCTATTATCTACAGCAATCTGTGTAGTAGATGTCATACATTTAGGTCTAAACTTTTGCATTATATTGATTCGACCATATTCTATAATTTTTATTTAGTGGCATTAACGGATCGTCCTCAGAAAACCACTTTGATGAATAGTTTAGATTAAAATGAATATTATTATCTTGCGCTAGTTTTTTTGCTTCATCTATATCGTTTTCATTATATCTAAATATGATATACTGCCAAACAGGTGTAATGTTTAAATACTTTTTTGACTCGATCATTATATCAAATAGTTTTTCACCATCTTGGTTAGTTCTATACTTGTGACTATCTTTAGGTAGACCATCAATACCAAATACCCATTTTAAATCAGTATGTGCTTTGAATGCTTCTATATACCACTCTTTAGATTTTAAAGATGAAGCGTTATGTATTGTACCACCAACGTTTTTACTTCTACATAATCGTAATATGTCAATAAAGTTTTTATTATGAACAGGATCAGATAATTGTCCACAAAAATTTATTGTCTGGAACATATCCGTTATTTTATCAAAGTCTTCTACTGTTAAATCATGTCCAGGTATTTCTTTATTATCATCAAAGTATGTTTGTCGTTGACACCTTGAACATTCTAGTCCACATCTTGCTGATAGATCAACATTTACACCAGTGTTTTCACCATCATCTCTTAAAAAAAATTGTTTGCTGTGATAAGAAGATAAAAATGGTTTTATCTCATTTACAAAGTTACTATTATCATACATTATTTTCTTATTATCCAATCATTTATAACAAGTAAGTCTAACTCTGTTTTCTTAAATGTTTTTATAGCTTGTTCAGGTGTTTCTACAATAGGTTCCTGACAATTAAAACTTGTATTCAATAACATAGGTATACCTGTAATCTTATAAAACTCATTTATAATATTGTAAAACTTTTCGTTAAACTCTTTATTAACAGTTTGTATTCTAGCAGTATTATCTAAATGAGTTATTCCAGGTACCTTGTCTGATTTAACTTGACATATTCTACTCATATAAGGACTAGGTCCTCCTCTTGTATCAAAGTAATCTTTGTAATGTTCTTCTAATACAGCAGGTGCGAATGGTCTAAAGTCTTCTCTCATTTTAATTGTACGGTTAATAATATTTTTGATATCAGGATTACGAGGGTCTGCTAATATACTTCTATTACCTAATGCTCGATTACCACTTTCTGATTTACCTTGAAACCAACCCACTATCTTACCATCGGCGATTGCTTGAGCGACTTCTTTGTAATTAACTTTTTCTTTCCCAACATAATCATACTCTTTACCAGCAAATGTTTCAGCCACATGTATATTGTTATTCAAAGTATAATCAGCATGTTGATACGCCCCTATGGCCTGTCCCTCGTCTCCTATTGCCGGTGGAACATGAACATTAGTATAGTGTTTAGTAAATTCTTCATTCATATAACCATTGTATGCCACACCACCTGCGATACATAGATTATCACAAGACTTTAATGGATAAACAAACTCTTTTATCTTATCCATTGTAAATTTCTGTAGAGTAAACGCCAAGTCATTTATACTATCTAATTTTATACGTTGAAAATGTTTTTGTTTCTTTTCTGTAATAGGTCCGTCTAATATAGTTTCAAATGTATCATAATAATATTGACTGTATTTTCCATATGCCACAAGTCCCATTAATTTACTAGCGCCTAGTGTTCCAAATCCTGTTAAGTTAGACATATGATTCCATAACCAACCAATTGGTAACTTATCTGATAGATCAATTAAGTTCTGGTCTTTATCAAAGAATACACATCTGTATTTTGACCCGATACCATCTATCGCTAGTATATCTGATTGTTTATAGCCTGAATTAAGAAAGGCATATGCGGCGTGTGATTGATGATGGTCTATAAAGTACATATCATCTTTGAAGTAATGGTCCCACAATTTTTTAGGTTCATAATCAAATATATCTTGTGGTAATATATCTTTACAATTTCTAATACCACCATATGTGTAAGTGAATGCTAGAACGCCATTTGTTCCATCTCGTTCTTGTTTATCCCAATACTTTCGCATAAACTCATTATTTAAACGATAGTCTGCTGGATTTAATATATCTGATTGGTGAGCATACGCCTCAGCGTGATAAGGTAAATTATGTTTAAATCTAGTTTCTCTTTCTCTTTGATCGTGCCATACACCATCATATGCGTTATGATCATGTAAGTTTAATGCTACTGAATATATTTTCTTCACTCTTTTTTCCTCATTATATTTTTTCAATTCAGGATACACATCAAATAGATCCATTTCCCATTTAGTACCTTTGTAGTATTTATCCAATGCTAATAAGTAGTCTATTGTGTCCAAATAAGATAATCCGTTATTGTCTTCTTTTAATACATTTTGTATATCAGGAAAGTTAGTATACTTTGGGATAAGTTCTTTTTTTATTTCATCAGGTAAAACATTAGCACATAACTTTGCTGGCCCTCTTATGTTGGACCAATTAATCTGGTCAAATAATTCAGAGTTATTATCAAACCATTCTATAAGTTCATAAAATCTTAAAACGCTAAGAAAAGATATAGTACCATTTACATTTATAGTCACATTAGGATATTTTTTTATTTCTTTAATATTATTAACTATGTCTTCCCAATTTGATCTACGTCTAATATATTCATCAGCTTTACCAATACTATCAAGTGACACTGTAAGTTCAAATTTTCTAAAATGTTTAGTATAGTCGGTAATCTTATATTTACCGTGTCCCATGACAGACATATTTGTTTGAAATTTTACTTGCATTCGTTTAGAATAGCCTGTCTCTATCATAGCGTCAAGTAGTTTATAATATTGTTTCATAACTAGTGGTTCTCCACCAATTAACTTAACATTCCAAATGTAAGGAGCAAAGTCTGCTATCTGATCAATGACAGATTGTAGAGGTGCGCCTTTCATCTGATTAACTTTAGTCTTGTTACCGTTTTCAATACCATACTTGTTAAACGCTGTTTGATCTTTCAGTTCATCAGAATTCATAGTTTGAGTTCTCATAGAAGAATCATAAGTATGACACATAAAACAATCTAAATTACATTGATTACCAAATGCTTTAATCTGTACTTCAAAAATTTTATGTTCTATATGACCTTTACCTGTTGCTTTATATTTCAATATAGCCTCACGCTGTAAATTCCAAAAACTAGGAACGTTACTTAAAATTTTAAGAGAAGCCACCCTCCTTGATCTACCATATAGTTTTTCTTGTTTGATACATGACTCACATGATTTTTTTGTTAATTCTAAATCCGAATCTGGCGATAACATTTCGTCCCGAAGTTGATTTAGTTTAGGGTCATTTTCAAACCAATCTTTTATTGAAGTGTCTCTTATATTTGCTCCAAACTGCTTTGTGTCAGCCCAAGAGCAGGGTGCGTAATCACCTGGAACATCAGTATATAATACTTGAAAGGGAGCATTACAAAAATAAATTTCTTCATTTTTAATTTGTTTTTCTAATTCAGTTTTACCTACTTCTGGATTATGAAACCAAGTGCTGGTATCTACGCTACCCCCACCTTTAAAAACATCTCCAGGACCACCTTTAGTTAAATGAGCAGGAAGTTTTTTACCATTGTTATTCTTCGTCATATCTATTAAATGAAAAATTCAATTGTTCAAATTTGTCTGTTAGTTGTATATCAAATGCGTTATGTTCTTTTATATGATCATATACTTGTTTAAATCCATTATATGCTTTTTCTGTTGAATTAACTCCTGGTTGTTCATATTCTGCACACATGGGTAAATGTATTATAGTTTGATATCCTATTTTTGACCAATGTACAGCACTAATTGGTTTTGCATTAATAACACAACCTCCCAATTCACACCCACCTATAATTATTTGTGTATCACTTGGTCTCGCATGCCAACCAATAGCTTGATGTACAAGAGAGTCTATATACGTAATCGTCATACTCTTTATCTCGTTGTATTCGCTTAATTGTACAACTTTAAACCCATAATGTGTTTTACACATTGTTAATATTGCGTCTAACTTTCGGTCATTACCTTTCTTCGTGTTTGTAACTATAATTAGTTTTTCTTTATCAATATTATTACCAAGTGCTAGTCTTTGTAGTTCTGAGTACCTTCTGTTATTTACATAATCATCACCAAGTAAAGGTGCCCCTATAAAGTCAATTAAAAGTACAACCGTTTTATGTTTTCTATTTTCGCTTTTTATCATTAAGTTCCTTATCATTCATAAATATAGTTTCATGTAGTAATTGCTGAGATTTATCACGTCTGCCTTGTGTTCTATCTAAACTTAGGTTTTTCTTGGTAGGTCTTAAAGGATCATTTTCGCCCATCCACCTTGATGAATTGATTACTATAAACTTCACACCTATTTCAGTTGCCATATCTCTACATGCTTCAATATCATTTTCATTAAAATTAAATACAATGTATTGCCATATTGGTAGATTCTTTAAATACTTAACACTATCTTTCATTATATCAAATAATTTTATACCGTCCTGGTTAGTTCTATACTTATGACTATCTTTAGGAAAACCATCAATACCAAACCACCATTGAGCTCTTGGATTTGCTTGAAAGGCTGTAGGATACCACTTCAAAGGTTTAGCAGCTGATGCGTGATGAATACTACATGTATGGTCTTTTCTTTCATATATCATTTTCAAAAATTCTGTAAATTTTGGGTGATGAACAGGGTCAGACACTTGACCACAAAAATTTATATGATTAAAAAAGTCAAGCACCTTAGCAAAATCTTCAATAGATAAATCTTCACCAGGAACCTTTAGACCTTTACTTGTGAATGAAGTATATCTTTGACACCTCATACACTCTAATGGACACCTATGTGTAATATCAATATTAATTCCTCGTCTCTTAAATAAAGTATTCATTTTACGTATCTCTTACCCTTTTCTCAAAACCAGGTTCATATATTGTTTGTTTTTGAAACTTTGCTTCTTTTTTACATATTTTGTGACATTGAGGAAAACCTTTTCCATTTGCTAAATCTTTATTAAAATCAATCCACTCTGGTTGTAATAGTATATCTTCTATACTATCATGGTCTTTAATATTACTAACTGATAATAGTTTTTGATATGCTGGATCCACTCTATTGTTTTGATTATCTAACCAACAACAAGGTATCAACTCACCTCTATTAGTAAAACCATAATTGTGTTGTCTTTGATCAAAACATTTTGGGTCTAACTCATTTATTTTTTCTTTATCTTCTTTATTCATTGTCGTCCTCAAATGAAAAGATATCCTCAAAGGGTGGGCAAGTATCTTTTGCTAGATTTTCTTTTTGCATATTCTGCCATTTATATTTCTGTGCCTTACCTATTGTTTGTATTAGAAATGGGTGATATTTAACAAATTGAAAGTGCTCTGAATTATTCCATGGTTCTATCCAATGAGGAAAACAAGCATTATACGAAGTGTCCCAATTGTTATCTAAAACTGCTCCTGTAATACATTTAGCAAGCATTCCTACCTCTATACCCCAAGCTTCTCTTCCTTTTGGTATATAAGTCTCTCGTCCCATCTCCCATTGTGTACCTGTTTTAGCACAT